CTTGTGCTTGTGCAACTAGCTCTGGATTTTGTGGATTCATCTTTAACATCATCTGCATTTGTTGTGCTTGTAATAATTCAGAAGAAAATTCTAGTTGAATTTGCTCTTGTGCCATTAAACTTATTCTTTCAAGTATATTTTTTTGTAATGCAGCCATAACTGATGGTGAATTTTGTACCATATTTGATTTCATAAAGTTTAAATGTGAATCAATGTGGGCTTTGTGGTCTTGACCAGGGAAAGCTTGAAAAGGTTTCATACCCATTGCAGCAATTTCTTCTAGCGATGGATCTAAAGGTGTAGGAGTTGCAGGTGGTGGTAAAATTGCATTTACATTTTTTACACCTAACGCATCATACATAGATCTATACGCCTGATAAAGGTCGTGCATCTGTGGATTGGTTTGAGCTAATTGTAATTGTGATTGAGCTAAACTTATTCTTTGTGTTTGTGAAAATATATTTGGATCAGCTACGGGTAAAATATCTACTTTGTCATCAAAGTCTGCAACTTTTACATTTCTCGTAGCACCAGGAACATCGTATGGATATTCAGCTGGTAAGTAAGTTTTGAATACATCTGATAGTAATTTAAATTCTTGTTTTAGTCCGACATATAATCTTTTGTGAATTGCAGACATAACTCTTGAACCTCTTTCAAGTAATGCAACCGTTGTGCCTACTGCAGCTTGTTGATTCATATCTCCAACTTGTGAGTCAGCAATAGATGCAAATCTTTGTCCTGCATTTACAACAATACCCATTAGTTGTAATAATGTTGAATCTGGCCCTTTGAAAGGCAGTTGCATAAACTGATCTCTAATATTTCCACCAGGTGCATCAACGTCTCTAAACTCACCAGGTTGTAAAGGCTGTGCATCATCTCTAATTCTTAATCCTCTTGTCTTAAATCCTGCTGGTAAGTTAGCTAATGTACCGGCATCAAGAAGTTGTCTTAACGCAGCTGTAGCTGTTCTCGTTAAACCACCAATCATGTGAATTAAACCAAAGCCATAGAAACCTGTACCAGGTAAAAATTTAAATTGTACAAAGTAATTAATTTTATTTTTTAATGGATCATCTAATTTATAATTTCTTCTAATTGATAATATCGTTTGATTAACATCTGCAAACGTTATGACGTAAGGTAATTTAATTCCTGTAGGCACTCCATTTTCATCCATATCTTCATAACCAGGGAGATCTAGATTAGTGTGCATTTCATAAAGTGTGTACTGATCGTCTTGACCATCTTTTGAAATACCTTCTAGTTCTAATTTTTTTTCGTCTAATTGGTTTTCTGTAACTGGAGGTTCACCTAATTTTACATCTCTGTAAAAACCAGCGACTTGTTGTTTTCTTAATTCGTTACCAGACATTTTTATAACGTGAATAATTGCTTCTGTATCTTCTAGTGATGTTGCTGAGTACG